TGGCCTTCCACGTGGTCTTACACCTATTGTGTGGATGCATGTGAGAAATGTGCGCCTCTTTGTTTCCCAACAAATGATGGTGTTCATCCTATACCCCCAAAGCAAGGGCAGTTAATACTCTTTCCTTCTTGGGTTAATCACTTTGTGCCAGAGCATGAGTGTGATCACGAAAGAATTATGATCTCTGGCAACCTAGACGTAGATTGGAAAAAGTAATGCAAGGTAAAATGAGTTTAAAAGAATTAAGTGCTATGGTTAATGTCAACAATAAGGCGTTCGATGCTAATCGACGGCCTGATATGTACCAGCATCCGAAGAACAGACCCTTTCAAGTGGGATATCCGCTCATTCAACAGCATGTTGATCTGCCAGAGGGTGTAGATGAGGAACTTATACAGATTATCAAGGGCCGAGGTGATACACAACGTCACAAAACGAACGTCAAAGCGGATATGACGGATTGGTTCATGCAAAAACAGCACCCACAGTTTCAATTGGTGGGCGATGTAGCGATTGAACTCGCAAAACGTGAGTCTCCCTATGACATGGCGATGGAACTGTTCGATTGTTGGGGTGTCATCTATCAAAAAGACGATTGGACAAAGGCCCACGATCATTGGCCTCACCCGTGGTCGTTCGTTTATTACATAAGATGCGGAGTAGACGATTCGCCCCTAGCGTTCCCCGATGGATATCAAGGTGAGCATCATTTGAAGCCTGTTTCTGGTGACATGATCCTCTTTCCAGGCCATTTGAGGCACAAAGTACCCAGACAAACGCATGATTCAGAGAGAATCATAGTGGCAGGGAACATTTCACCCATGCTTTTACCTTTGGCACACCCTTTTAGAAGGTTTGATTAGTCTAAATAAACTTCACATGACAATAAGAACCACAAAAACGGGAAACAAGTTTCGTGTAATGGTCTTAGAAGACCCTAATGTTCCAGATGTGTATCTGGAGTATCAGAGCGGACTGAGCTTTGAGGAGGCACATGAGATGTTAGCCTTCTACGCAGACCAAGGAAAGAATGACTTGGTACTTGAAGAATACTATCCAGATGCTAATCGTATAGGACGCAATCCCGAGCTCCATTAATCCTTATAAATAGGTTTATGGAAACAGAAAATCAATATTTTATGGGCATGGACGGATTCGTATGGTTCGTTGGTGTTGTTGAAGATCGTAACGATCCAGACCAACAAGGCAGGGTTCGAATACGCTGTCTAGGATATCATAGTCAGAACCATCATGAGGTTCCAACAACTGATCTACCTTGGGCTCACGTTATGCATCCCGTCACAGACCCTTCTATGCATGGAATGGGCAACAGTCCTTCTTGGCTTGTTGAAGGCTCTTGGATTATCGGATTCTTTCGAGATGCAATAGAGAAACAACAACCCATCATCATAGGTTCAATGCCTGGCCAACCTTCTGAGGTTGCGAACTACCGAACAGGGTTCAACGATCCTCGACACAAAGAGTCCACTCAGACAAATGATGCTGGTATTAAAGAATATGCAGCCAACCCAGAAGATGAGGCGGATTACGGCCCCTATCCTTTGGGAGCGATAAAGGATAACTCTCTACCAGAAGACAAACAAACGAAATTCAGTAGGTTCTCTGGACACACTGTCGGAGAAACGGACACAAGTCGTTTGGGTAGAGGTATAACATCAGAAAATCATGCTGCACTATCACGAAGACGCAAGCAACGCCGTACGAAGATACCTACTGCCACCAAACCATTCATACCTACGGTTGAAAACCTTAGTGTAAATGGAACTAATAAAGCAGATGTGATGAAACCGTGGGATGAATTGCATCCTAAAGGTCTAACCAAGGATGCATCTCCCTATATCTCAGCCGCTTATCCATACAACCACGTATATGAGAGCGAGTCTGGTCATCTTATGGAGATTGACGATACGCCAGGCGGAGAAAGACTCCACAGAGAGCATATGTCTGGTACGTTTGAAGAGATTCATCCAAAAGGAGATAAGGTTGTCAAGGTTGTCGGATCGAACTACGAGATTATCGCTGGTTCCTCTAATGTTATTATAACAGGAGATGTGAATCTTACAATAGAAGGCACGAAGAAAGAACTTATCAAGGGAGATTACGTTCTAGAGGTAGAAGGCGATTATACGAGGAAGATACATAAGAACGAGAGAATGAAAGTTGGGTCTGGAATAGGTGGCAACCTAGAACAAGAGATTGTTGGAAACAATTCCTTCAATATCAATGGTGCAGTAAAGGGCCGGATTAATAAAGACTCCGATACTACCATTGTAGGAAACCAACAACACACCGTAGAGGGATTCCAACGTACTTCTATCACAGGTGACATCGGCAGGAAGTCTACTAAGGGTTCTATTATGGATGAGGCGTTTGTTAACTACTCTCAACTGTCGATATCTGGTATCATGTCTGTCAAGTCTGGTACAACAGGTAACTTTAAGACTGCTGATGTCATGACAATTCATTCAGAGGCCGCAACCAATTGGCGTTCCGAAGGCTTGGTTACAGAAACCTTCGAAGCAAGTCATACTAATAACACTACAGGGATTTTCGACTTGAACGTATCGACTGAAGTTGATATCGACAGTGCGTTGATTAACTTAAACTAGGAGATGTTATGCCAGAAGTAACAAGAGTGGAATCAGACCAGCATGTAGGACACGCAAGTCCTACGCCAGGCCCATTCCACAAAACAGCATATGCAACAGGTTCGCCAGATGTGTTTGTGAATGGTAAAAAGTGTACACGTATTACAGACACTACGGCTTGTGGTGATCCAGCTGTGGTAGGAAGTGCAACTGTATTTGCAAACGGTCTTAAAGTTCATCGTAAAGGTGACGGGACAGGTGGTCATGCTTCATGGGTTCCTAATGCTTCTGCATCTGGTTCACCTAATGTGTTTGCTGGAGGTTAACTATGGATTTTAATGTACCTAATTTGCCAGGCGCTAGTGCCATATACAATAAGATTGCAGCCAAAGTTGCGGATATCGAAAAGGATATTAAAGCAGCGCTAGATATTACGGCTTCTGAAATCAAAGCGATCATGGATGCTAACATGGTAGACCTTGTGGAAAGAACCAAAGGTCTTATTCCAGAGTTGCCGACTACCACTCCTGTAAATTTTCAAGCAGAGGTGGAAGGGTTGCTTTCTATGGCACCCACTAGTGCTATCTATGCGGAAAAGCTTGCATCACTAACAACAAGTTTTGGCCCAGGCCTAAAAGATGCTGGATATGCGTTAGATGATTTGGTAGTTGCTGGAGCAGCTGCATTGAAAGGTGATGCTGCCAGTCTGGCCGGAGCAATACCTAACTTTGAAATACCGCCTGGTTCTCTAGATGCAATTGAAGTTGCACACGCATCTTTAATGCCAGACCTGTTAACCTTAAAAGAGGCCGCTCATAAATTTTCGGAAGATGTTTCGGAAGATGATATCAAAGGATTGTTTGGAGATAAGTTCTCTACGGAAGAATTAAATAAAACCAAAACTGCTATGGAAGCTCATGCGAAACAGATTGAAAAGGTATGGGGAGCTAAAATGAAAAGACTTGGAGTTGAAATTGAAGCAAGGGCAGAAGAAGTTAGAAAAGATTCACAAAACATCGGCACTTCAGCTGAAGTTATATCACTATAGGATTAGTTATGGGTAAGAAGAAATCAAGAGAAGGACAAACATCGAAAGGTGAGCGTAGGAATGTTGTTGCTGGGAAGGGCCCCGATTGGAGTCCCCTAGAAACTCTACATCATAAGGTAGATGCTTGGAAACGGGGGAAACCAGTAATGCTAACTATTGCTAACCCTATTAAGAGTGAAACGTCAAAACCATTTGTAAAAGTATAAGCAACAGACGTTTGGGGTAAATATACTCCTTATCTAATGAAGCACAATCCTGCCGCCGGAGTATAAATAGAAGAAGGAGTTAATAAATGTCTACTACGAATACAAATTATGCATGGCGAAATACCGATGTTGCTCGTGATGCCGCTGGAGCAGGGGCATCCCGTAGTTCCAATTTGTATACAGACCTTGATTTATTCTTTAGTAAAAACAATACTACTGGTGACGTTAATACACTAACAGATGTTGCCGCTGTTAAGCGGTCTATACGTAATTTGGTATTGACCAATCAATATGAGAAACCCTTTCATCCAGAAATTTTCTCTGGGGTAAGGGGGCAGTTGTTTGAACTGATGACTCCTATAACAGCAGTCATTATAGCACGCCAAGTTGAAGATGTTATCACAAACTTTGAACCAAGGGCCAGACTAGTTGGTGTACGTGCTACACCAGACCTTGATCGTAATATGTATGAAATAACCGTAGAATTTTATATTGTTAATGCTCCTACTGAATTGGTTGACTTAACACTAACATTAGAGAGAGTACGATAATGGCCACAGGAACAAATCGAAGATTAGATGTAACAGAGTTTGATTTTGATGAGGTAAAATCAAATCTAAAAACTTTCCTCAAAGGGCAGTCTCAGTTTAAAGATTATGACTTTGAAGGTGCTGGTATTAACGTGCTTCTAGATACTCTCGCTTACAACACTCACTACCTTGGTTATAACTTGAACATGGTTGCTAATGAGATGTTCTTGGACAGTTCTACTCTACGTTCTAGTATAGTATCACATGCAAAGACACTAGGATACGAAGTTAGTTCTGCAAGGGCTTCTTATGCGGAAGTTAATATTGTCCTAAACGATGCTTCCAAGGCCTCCGCTGTTATGCCTGCTGGTACAAAGTTTTTAACCAAATTAGATAATATAGATTATCAGTATGTCACTGTAGCAGATGTTGTGGCTTCAAGTACTGGAGTGGAGATTCCTTTTAACAATATTAAGATATATGAAGGATCGTATATAACAACACGATACGTTGTAGACTCTACCGATCTTAATCAGAGATTTCTTATAAACGACAACTCTACTGATACGACAACTCTTACTGTTAAGGTACAGAACTCCGTATCTGATTCTACGACAACCAAATACACCAGAGCATCTGACATAACTCAATTGATAGGTGATTCTACAGTTTACTTCTTACAGGAAGTCGAGAACGGAAAGACGGAAATCTATTTCGGTGACGGTGTTACTAGTGCTAAAGTTCTGGACGGTAATGTAGTTTACCTTGAATATGTTATATCAAACAAGGCCGCTGGAAATGGTGCGAAAGACTTTACTCCATCTGGGGGTATTGATTCAGTAACAGACGTTACGGTCACTACACTTAACAGATCGATAGGTGGTGCAGAATCAGAATCACTGGCTTCTATAAAACTAAATGCTCCCTTGGATTACGCTTCTCAAGGGCGATGTGTTACTACGGAAGACTATAAAGTTTATGCAAGGAAACTGTTTCCGCAAACTCAAGCGGTAATGGTGTTCGGCGGAGAAGCCGGTTCCTTTGATCCTAGTCTTGGTGTAACAAGTACAGCGTCTTATGGTAGAGTTTATATATCAATCAAATCTACCACAGGAAATAATTTAACAATATCTCAGAAAGAGCTACTTGTATCTCAGTTAGGAAAATTTAATGTTGCTTCTATTACTCCTGTCATTATTGACCCAGACGTAACCTCACTAATTTTGAATATTGGATTCAAATACGACTCCAGTAAAACCACCAAAGAAAAATCTGGCCTGCAAACTGCCGTTATCAATGAGTTAAAAGATTATAACAACAAACAGCTAAAATCTTTTAACCAAGTATTCCGTTTCTCTAACGTGTCTGCTATTGTTGATAGTGTGGACACATCGATTTTAAATAATACAATGACTGTTACTATGTCTAAAAAAATCGAACCAGTGCTAAATGTTAAACGTGGTTACTTCCTATATTTCAATAACCCAATTTACAACCCCCATCCGACACATAACGAAGAGAATGGCGGTGTTACTACTTCATCAGGCTTCTATCAAGACGGGAATACTACTAACGAAATATTCTTTGATGATGATGGTGAGGGGAATATGAGAACATACTATATTTCTGGTATTACCAGATTATATACAAATCGTCTAGCAGGGAAAATTGATTACAATACAGGCTCAATCGTAATCAACTCTATCAACATTACGAAGATGTCTAAAGTGGATGGATTGAAAACAACTACAATCCGAATTACTGCTTTACCGACATCTAAAGATATTGTACCTGTTCGAAATCAGATATTAGAATTAGACATAGTGAACTTAGGATGCGTAGGAGAAATAGATACAATTGCTGTTGGGGATGCTGGTGCTAGTTCAACCTATACCACCACACCTTCAGCTCCAGATAATAAGAGTTATTAACAGATGGCGCCCTTTGATGCAGAATTAACAACTAAAATTTCTCCACTGATAGAAGGCCAGGTGCCTGATTATCTTCAGGCAGAGAATCCAAAGTTTGTCGAATTCCTAAAACAGTATTATCAGTTTTTGGAAGCTGCTGAACTACGGGTCAGTGGTATTATTAATAATATAGTTTTAGAGAATACTGATGTTCGATATCTACGTAGTGAAGATGGCACAAAGATTGTTGCTGAATCAGGCGTAGGTACTACTGGTAAATTTATCGAAGGTGAATTAATAACTGGTACTGATACCAAAGCTACAGCTACAGTTTTGATTGATGATCTAGATCAAGAAAAACCTAGATTGTTTATTTCCTCTACTCAGAAATTTAATATAGGTGAAACGGTCACGGGTGCAACTTCTGGTGCTTCTGCTCAGATCATTCAGTATCGTGCTAATCCTATTCAGAACATACAACAACTATTAGATTACTCCAATGTGGACAATACTACTTCCACAGTATTAGATGAAATGCAACGGCAGTTTATGGATGCTATTCCAGAGACTTTGGCTAATGGAGTTTCTAAGAGAAATCTATTAAAGAATATTAAAGACCTCTATGCGGCTAAAGGAACTTCTGAAGGACATAAACTCTTTATGCGTTTGATGTTTGCTGAAGAGGCAGAAATCTTCTATCCTACACAATACATGTTAAGAGCATCAGATGGTAACTGGACTAAGAAATCTGTTATCCGTTGTGAAAATTCACAAGGAGCAAATGGTCAAGAAGTTATAGGACAGACACTAGTAGGACGATCCTCTGGTGCTTCAGTCTTTGTTATTAATGCAGTTACGTTTGCCCAAGGTAGTGCTTCCATAACAGAATTCGATGTAGACTTACGATATGTTGTTGGTACTTTTATTGATGGTGAAACTCTAACGGCCGATGGACTACTAACCTTCACCGAACAAAATTTTACTATTCAAAAGATTATCGCAAGTGCCACAGTAGATAACGGTGGTATACTTTACAATGCTGGTGACATTATTTCTATTAGTGCTGGTGGTAACAATGCAGCTCGTGCTCAAGTCAACACTACTGGTGTTGGTACTGTGGATGGTGTTCATATCGATACTGGGGGTTCTGGTTATAGAGTTGGCGATAGATTTGTTTTCACTAGTGATGCTACATCTCAACCAGCTGAGGGTTATGTCTCTTCTATTGGTGGATCGTTTCTTTTAGAAAACAATGAAAATATAGACGGTGTGATCAGCGAAGATTACTTATCACAGGAAGAAAATACAACTTATCAATATGCAGATATTAATATAGGACTAGAAGAAGGTGGTTCACTATTAATAGATGCTACAGACTCCAGCGGGGCAGATGAGAATTGGTATTTTGATTATGAGGCCGCCGTTGAACGAAAGTTAATAGCGGACGGTAATGCTTCTAAAAGAATTACCTTTGAAGCTAACACCAACTTAACGTATGGTGAAATCGCAAACGTGATAGTGACAACCAGAGGCGCTGGTTATATTAGGTTGCCTCAAATTTCAATAACATCTGTGAATGGTACAGGTGGTAAAATTATTCCTACTACAAATACTATTGGTACAATTCAAGATGTGTCTATTGTTGATGCTGGGTTTAACTATAAGGTTGTTCCCGAAGCAGCCGTTGATGCTAAGTTTATTGTTAAACAAGTCTCTGGATCATTTTCTGCGGCAGAGAAATTAACAACTCACACAGGTACAGTTACGGGTTGGAGTTCCCAAGATCAAGTACTCTCAGTTTCAATTGAAGATGTTATCCGTATTAAGATGGAACAAGAGACTGCTGACATAAATGAGAATATCCAATTAGAAGTAAATACCGATAATGAATTTAATAGAGTACTAGGTGAGAATGCTGTAGAAGGAAACACTGGCCCAGAACTAGTTGCTAGAGGTTTGGATGATGTAGACACTACTGGTATTGTAGTAAAAGAAGAATACAGATATGATATAGAAGATCAACTAGTACTTGATTCAGATGGTAGTACTAAGGTAACAATTCCTTTAGAACGGCCGTCTGCCCCAGGCCCTAGAGCAGTCTTCAATCAACCATCTGTGGCATCAGGCATGACGCCGTTTCCGCCTTTACGACATCAATTTCCAGACCCTGGCTTGGGGGGATATGATAATGACGGCGCACTCTTTAGAGAGAACGTAGAACTTGAACAAAGATTTGTTGGCCCCGATGGTTTTGAGGATACTATTTTTGATGGTGTGACTAAGTTGCCTTCTCTTACTACTTACAGTGGTGCGTTTTCTGATGTTAACCTTCTATTAGAAGGTACTGCTGTGGGTGATGATCTACAATTAAATGGCACAGATGCAAGTCAGACTGACGCTGGTGATGATTTCCGTCAAGAAGATGGATCAACAGGCTCTGGTATGGGCGACAAGTTGATACAGGAATCCTTGGATGATGGTAATAGAGTTCGATACGAAACTCATGGCATGGTGGATAACCTCCAGTATAAGAAAGATAAGTTTCAATTAAACGGAACTAAAGAACAAGTATATACTAGTGGTGGTTGGGTTGATGCAGATCGAGCAACTTCTGAAGAGTTACAGATAGTCAGCAGTCACGTTGTTGTTGAACCTGGCAAAGAAGGTGATAGAATTATTACAGAAGACGGCGTTGATCTTATAGTGCTGGATGGTACTAATGGTAAAGCGCTTTTTAGAATAGGGTCTGCTGCGACATTCTGGGAGAAGACACTTGACGAAGGTAGCTACCTTAGAAACGAACCATTGCCAGATCGATATGTTAATGTTGAACACCCATCATCTAGAATAGTAGATGATACAGATGGTATTTTACTAGAAGATGCATCTGCTCAATCTACTGTTAACTGGACAGAGTATTTGATTCTACAGGGTCAAGATGGTACTTCTAATTCTGATGCTGACGGTTGGTATACTGAGTACACAGATTATAAAGCTTCTCATGGTAACGATGATAGAGACATTTGGATTTTAGAAGATGGAGATTGTGTCTTATCAGAAGAGTCTGTAGATGACCCTAATGGTGGATTTGATGCTGCCACATTATTGGCAAGGACTACTAATTCGGGAAGTAGAGTTATACTCGACAATAATATTGTGGGTGGTCTTGATGATATTCATATTGTTCTAGATGGGACAGATACAGAATTGACAAATGCCGGCGGGTATATGCTTCACGATGGTTTCTCTACAACAGAAAGAGGTGGAACAACTCTAGTACAAGAGAGTGGACTTGCTGCTGGTCTTTCGGCAGAAAGTGATGCTGTTCCTGGCGATGAATTAACTCACGAAACGCAAAGCTTTACATCTGGTAATATCGTAATGAATGCTTACGATGATAATAATTTGTATGCTGGGTTTGATGTTGTAACCGAAAGCTTACAGAACTTTATTGGACAAACAATTTCTACTGGCCAAGGAACGGCAGTTATTATTGGTGCTAACCTTGGTAAAGTTTCTGTTAATATTGGATTTATAACAACAGACGTTGGTAGATATTCATCTACGAATAGTTTGATATCAGAAGATGTTATTCGTATTCAAGATTCATATTACTATCAAGACTTCTCTTACGAAGTTCGTATTGGTCAATCTGTCAACACATACATGAATGAATTGAAACGTGCAGTTCATCCAGCTGGTTTCATTCCATTTGGTAGGGTTACTATTGCTAGTCTGATGTCTGTGTCTATGTCACCAGCTGGTATTGGTCGTGTCGATCCTCCGTTGGCGTCCTTCTCTCCAGTACTTGCTTCTTCTCTTAGAGAATTGTTTGAATTGAGAATCAATCACAGATTGGGTATACCTAAAGTATTTGAACAAGGTAGTTTGTTTGCTGAACTTAGATTAGAGAACGGCACTTCAGATTTCAACTTTGTTTTGGATGGTACTGAATATGGTACACTACTAGAAGCAGAAGAAGGCGGTGTTATCAGTCTTGAGGAATCTCATGACGATGGAGATAACATTTGTATTGTTGCTGGAGATGATGGATCACAAGTTGATGCTGGGGATAATATTTCATTAGACGGTACGGACATATTCGGCACAGACAATGTAGATGTGCTTGGTGAAGTTAGTTCTATACTTCTAGATGGTTCTAATATTGTAGACGGTGCTGTACAGGATGCTGGTTCTTCTTTATTGTTAGACGGTAGTGCTCTTGGTGTATACAATCTTATAGATGCCGATAGTAATCAACTAGTATTAAACGGTACTAGTGTTGATGGAAATACTCCAAATAGTAAAGTAGTACATGAAGATGGAGATCATGTTGGTGCAAAAATAATAACAGATTCTATTCAAACTACAAGTGGCCAAGTATTTGATTCCTCAGAAAATATAGTTTCAGAATCCTCTATGGGTGGCGCTCTTACATTACAAGATAGTTCTGGTAAACTAATGAGTGAGGCCGCAGCTGGTGTTTCCGATACAGATCGTGAAAATCTTTTCATCAGAATGTTAAAGGTAAAAATTTCTGTACCAAAACCTAGAGCGCTTAACTCTGTTGGACTTAGTTCAATGGGTATATCTGATATGTTCAGTGATGCCTTTGGTGCAACACACATACAATTAGAAGATGCCCTACGGAAACGTGGGCCAACGATTAACGCTTCTAGACTTGTTCTTGATGGTTTAGATGTTGGTGGTAAAGATGATCCATTAGATGTTAAAAACCAAGGCGAAGCAATTGAGATGGAAGTATCTCAAGCTGTTAACTTAGGTTCTGGTCTAAAGTTTTCTGACTTTAATAAGAAGAACACTTGGACTATTGATTTGGAAGATGGAACTGGAAGCATATACTTAGAAGATTATGCTGGCGGTTTCCTTGTTTCTGAAGATGAAATAGTTTCACCACTATTATCAAACTTCTTAGAACAAGATATTTTGTTGAGAGAAAATGATATTGATCACGTTTCTGATTGGGGGAGATTACAATTAAACAGAACTGCTGTCGATAGCGATGATGAATTTGATTTCATTGTTCTTAATGCTATTGATGCTACGGGCCGAGGTGATGGAGATTATGTCTTAAAAGAAACTTACTCTGAATATCACAAGTCTGTAGATGGCGATCTTGGTGGACTAGGAATACTTACAGAAGATTCTGATCAGTCTGGTAAGTATCAGTTAGAGAATCCAAGAAACTTCTTTATGTTATATGATGGTATATATTCTGAGACTCAAGGGTGGACAGATGATGGCACGCCGATGACGCTTGAAGATGGTTCCAACTTACTTACCGAAGTCACAGACCCATTTGGAATTAGTATACTTCTAGAAGAAGGTTCAGCTACAACGAGTGGTTCAAAGTTGTTGTTAGATTCTCAAAGACTTTCATTAGAAGATCATATTAACGATGGTCATGTGCCTGATAGTAACTGGGGTGATAATTCTTATTATCCAGAATTTACACGGCCAACAGAAATTAAAATTCGTCCAGTAGGAAGAATATCCCTACAGGATGAAAGGGCTATTACAGAATTGGTTCTGGATAGTCACGAAGTATCAACGGGCCCACTGGTCGTAGATAGTCAAGGTGACAATATCATCTTTGATCGTACAACTTTATCTGGAGACGATATTGGGGATAAGGTTATGGTTGAATCCAATGCCGAAGTTATCCTTGATCAGTGTGCCGGCGGTATGTTACTAGATGCAGATGGCGGTATGGTTAGTTTTGAAGAAGGTACTCATGCTAGTCTAATTGCTACAGGTAAGGCGTTCTTACCTCTAGGTGCTGAGGCGGAAACTTTCGATAATGAGACTAGGACTACATTTGACAGTACCAATCAAACTTACGATGTTGTCGAAGGCAGCTAACGACTTCGTATAAATAGAAGAAGAGAAAGGGATCGTATTAATGGCATATCAAACAATAGGGGTTGGTTTAGCAGCAGATGATGGGCAAGGAGATTCCTTACGTATTGGTGCGGTAAAAATAAACTCCAACTTTAATGAGATATACACAACATTCGGAGATGGATCAAGTTTAACATCTGGTATCGGTGTTGACGGCTCTATAATAACATTAACATCCCCAACAATCAACACTCCTACTATAGTAGGTGTTGTATTAGGTATTCAAACATCTGCAAATATTGTAACCCTTGCTACCACGACAGTTAACGGTACTACATTAAAAGCAGGCGGATTGACGTTGGCTGAAGGTTCAATAACGGACAGTACTGGTGCTATTAGTTTCTCAAATGAAAATCTTACGACAACTGGTACTATTAACAGTGGACAGATATCAACAGATGGAGTTTTATATATTACTGGTGGTGTATCTGGTGGAGAAGTTAGTTTTCTTCAAGTAGAAGGTACAGCTGACGGAAGTGAACTAAACTTTAAAGCAATCGATCCTACTGGAGATCGTACTCTAACCTTTCCAGACATTACGGGAACTATTATCACATCAGCTGATACAAACACGGTAACTGGAGTTATGCTTGCTGCTGATACGGTAGTGGAAGCAAACATGGCGAATGACTCAATAAGTTCAGTTGAATTGAAAAGTCTTTCTACATTACTAATTAAAAATTCTGGCGGCACAACTTTAAAGACACATTACGGTGCTGGTGCATAAATAGAACGAGGATAAAAAAATGACAGCAATAATTACGGAAAGATTTAGGCAACACAATGCGACTCAATTCTTTGAGTCCTTTAGTGAAGCTTCTGGGAACTCTTATTACCTTTTCATAGGTAAAGCGACTCCCTTCACCACAGGAACATCTGGAGGCTCGGATGGCGCTCCACCTACACCAGTAGATGGAATAAGTGAAGAGTTTTATGTGTGGGATGATATGATTGCTGCTAAACAAATTACTGGTAGTTTTATAAGTTATGCAATTCCTCGGCGTGACTTTGCTAACGGTACAATTTATGATATGTATGATCACGCAGTTAGTTCTTCTAATGTAACTACTTCTGGTGCTACAAACATATACGACTCAAGTTTCTTCTTCTTAACTGCTGATTATCGTGTATATCAAATACTAGACAACAATGGCGGAGTTGCATTTAGTGGTTCTGCTCCTACATCAGAATCTACTGCCCCATTCGAATCTGGTGGATATGTTCTTCAGTATATGTACTCTCTCACATCTTCAGAAGTTGAGAAGTACTTGACAACAGACTTTATGCCTGTTAGTACAGACACAGCAGTTAGTTCGGCCGCAGTCGATGGATCGATTGTTTCCCTTAAAGTAACTGGTGGTTCTGGATATTCAGATGGAACTTACTACGCTGCCATATATGGAGATGGTACAAGTCAAGGAACTTCCTCTGGTGGTATTGTAAGAGTTACCGTTGTTAGTGGTGCTGTTGCATCTTTCGGTCTTACTGCTGGAACAGACACAACAATTCATGCTATCGGTTCTGGATACACTTACGGAAAAGTAAACCTTGCTTCTGGATATACCTTTTCAGATACATCCCTATCAACTGCCTCGGCAATGGGTGGTACTGGTGGAGTGGTAGAAGTTGTAATTAGTCCTAAAGGTGGTCATGGTTATAATGCTGTTGAACAACTTGGTGGACATTATCTTATGATGAACACAACTCTAACACAGTCTGAAGGCGATGACTTCACTACTGCTAACGATTTTCGAAGAGTGGGTGTTGTTGTAGACCCTTATATTTACGGTACATCTACATTATCTACTGCTTCAACTGTAAGACAAACATATGCTTTAAACTTAACAACCATCAGTGGTACTTTTGATATTGATGAGAAAATATCACAACAGACTACTGGTGCGATTGGCAAGGTTGTTGATTGGGACTCTAGTTTAAATATTCTTTATTACCAACAAGAAAGGTTTGGGGATTATGGAACGAATGGTTCTACTGGTTCCTATGTTGCTTTTAGTGGCGCAAACAGAGTTACTGGATCAACTTCAAATGCTTATGGTACTCCAGATGCAGCTTCGGATAGTGCGGTTACTCTTGCTGGTGGCGCTACAATGTCATTTACAAATGGATATGCAAATCCAGAGTTACAACCAGATAGTGGCAATATAATTTATATAGAAAATAGAAAACCGATTAGTCGATCATCTGACCAAACGGAAGACATTAAACTTATTGTGGAGTTCTAAAAAATGCCAATTAAAACCGATTTAAATGTAACGCCGTATTACGACGATTACAACGAAGAGAATAATTTTCATCAAATTCTCTCTAGGCCTGGTTATGCTATCCAAGCAAGAGAGTTAACTCAGATGCAATCCATCTTGAGGAATTCTGTAGAACATATTAGTAATTTTGTTTTGCAAGAAGGTTCCGTGGTGGTTCCTGGCCAACTGAGAGTTATGAATGATTTTAGTTTCATTAAATTGGCGGCAGATTTCGGAGGAGAAGCAGTAGACGTTACTCAGTATCTTGGTACAGAAATTCAAGGTGTTACTTCTGGTGTTAAGGCACATGTACAACATGTGATTGCTGGAACAACTACAGAACAGCCAACTCTCTATCTACGTTATACTTCAACTGGTTCTGATAATACATCCACAGTATTTAATGACGGTGAAATACTTAAAGCTAATTTAAAGTCTATAGTTAACGGTTCTACAACTTATGCTATCGGTGCTAATTCTGCTCAAGCACATAGTACTAAGGCAACAGGTCAAGGATTAGGCGCTGTTATACAATCTGGTATCTATTATCTAAGAGGTTGTTTTGTACATGTTGCAGAACAGACACTAATCATATCTAAGTATACTACCTTTGGGCCTGGAACTTCTGTACGGGTTGGTTTTACTGTTAAAGAAACTATTGTTACTCCAGAGACAAATACTACTCTACTAGACAATGCTTCTGGAACTTCCAACTATGCAGCCAAAGGTGCTCATAGATTGCACATCGATGCGAAGTTATCTTTCCTACCAAAAGGATCAACTGATGATGGTAATTTTACTGAACTTATGATCACGGATAATGGAATATCTGTTTCTCCTATCGACAGGGCTCAGTTAGGTTCCATAATAGATACCCTTGCTCGTAGGACTTATGACGAATCTGGTGATTACACGGTTCGTAATTTCCAATATGAAAATATGGAATCGGTTACTCTTAATGAAAACCTTGGTGTTTATAATAAGGGTGATGTTACATCCGGCGGCAAAATAGCATCAAATGCTTTGCTTGCTCTTAAAGTATCGCCTGGTAAAGCATATATCAGAGGTTTCGAGATTGAAAAATTAACGAATACTTTTGTAGACATCCCCAAAGCTAGAACGGTTAGTTCAATCAACGCTGGTGTTACAACATACGATATTGGTAACTTCCTAAACGTAACTAACGTATTTGGAACGCCTGACGTTTCATTTATTAGTGGTGAGACTACTCCCTATAAACAAATCTCTTTGTTTGATGACGTTACCCAAATTAGGGGTGTATCATCTGGTAATCGTATTGGTGTGGCACGTGCAAGGACAATAGAATATTCTACTGGTACAGTTGGCCAAACGACTTCTGTGTTCAAGTGTTATTTGTTTGATATTCGCCCATTCACCCAATTAACATTGAGTGATACTCCTAGTCCTACCCTTGAAGCAAATCATGTTCTGGGTGGTGTACAGGTTAAGGGTGAAACCTCTAAAGCAACTGGTTGGGTATTTGCTGATGGTACTTCTGGAGAAAACGTGTATCTCACAAATGTTTCTGGTATATTTAAAGATGGAGAAAAGATTACAGCCTCTGATTCAGTGGAATCAGACGGCATTGTAGAAAACTCTGGTAATGTAGACATTACTATCTTACGGTCACGTATTAACACGATTAGTGAAGCCCGTCAACTACACATGACAGATGTCGATAGTGGACAGAACTTCTCAGCTGATATTGTTTTAAATGCTCTACCAACCACGGAGTCTTATTTGACTTTGGATGGTACAAATGAATTTGGATTGAATGGTAATGAGAATATTGTCGGAGAATTAGATAATGTTCCTATCGGCCTTAACCGTGGTGCTACTGGTGGTACAGGTTCTACTCTACCTCAGGCTAAATTGAAATTATCAGAAAAGAATATTGGAGTATTTAAATTACCGAAGACAGGTATTAAAACTCATCTAACAACTGCTAATGCTGGTGCAAGTGATACTACTTATTACTTACGTAGACAATATGTCACAACCTCATCCTCAGTTGGTGTCGTAACAATTAGTGCTGGAACGAATGAGGTGTTTACCTCTCACAGTGAAGTTGACTATACAGTTTCTATTCTTTCACAAGGTTCTGGTGGTCTAGGACAAGCTGGTGATATAGTTAGTGCGTCTACTGGTTTCTCTGGTGCTGGTACATCTACTGCCACTATCACGAATAATGACATTTTTGGTAACGGTGCCAAGTTAAAGATCACCGCTACTCTGCTTAAGAGTTCTGCTAATGCTAAGACTAAGACTGTTAAACTAATGAAACAGATGAAAGTGGTTGGCGGCGCTACTGGTGCATATGGAACCAGACCAAAAGATAAAACTATCTCTCTAGGAAGGGCAGATTGTTTTAAACTTGTTGCCGTTCTAGACTCAGAGAGTGAGACTACTGATGCGGTTGCTCCATCTATGACACTGGGTACAATTATTGGTAACTTCATTAAAGGTGAAGAGATTATTGGTGATCAATCTGGCGCAGTAGGTAGAATTATAACAACATCTAGTCCTATGAAATTTGTTCGAAAACGTGGTACTACGGCAATCTTTACGTCTGGTGAAACAATTACAGGTTTCTCTAGTGGTGCGAAATGCCCAGTTCTTGTTGTAACAACTGGTGACACTAATATCACAGAACGATATGAACTTGATATGGGCCAACGAGATAACTACTATGACATATCTAGAGTTGTTAGGAAACCAAATGTGGGTATGCCTCTTGGTAGAATTCTAGTTATTTATGACTATCTAGAACATGGTACAGGTGACTTCTTTACAGTTGATTCCTATATTGATGTTGCTGACCAAATGACATATGAAGATATTCCAAAATACTCTGCTACAAAAGTCGATCCAGATGATCCAGCTCCAACTGGTGAGTATGATCTACAGGACGTTTTAGATATGCGGCCGAGGGTTGAAAATATTGCTGGAAGTTCTACAAACGTAGAATTAGTAGATTCGATAACAGGAAGCTCATTTGATTTTGCCAACAGGCAGTTTGATGGTACGGGTGCTTCTACTGTTAACTTTATGAAACCTGGCGGTTTGATTATAACTGATTTTGAATACTTCTTGCCTTATCGGGGTAGATTGTATCTAGAAAAATCTGGAAATATTAAATTTAAGGCTGGTACTGCTGATGAAAATCCAAGGATGCCTGATCCTGTAGCAGACACTATGCAACTTGCCACCATGCTTGTTCCTGCTTATACATTTAAACCTACAGATGTTAATGTTGTGAAAGAGAAGAATCGTAGATACACAATGAGGGACATTGGTAAGTTAGACGAACGTCTTTCTCATGTAGAATACTATACTGCTCTAAGTCTACTGGAACGAGATGCTGAAAGTTTTCAGATACAGGACGCTAACGGACTTGATAGATTTAAGTCTGGTTTCGTAGTCGATAGTTTCTCTGGTCATAAGATTGGTGATGCTAAACACAAAGATTATAAATGTTCTATTGATATGACTCTAAATGAACTGAGGCCTTTATGTTCTCCTAAGGCGATTAAGTTACAAGAGTCTATATCTACAGATGCTTTACGGACTTCTGCAAACTATTCTAAGAAGGGTGATCTTATTACTCTACCATATACAGAGGTTCTTTATCAAGAACAACCATATGCTTCTAGGGTGGAACGTGTTACACCATTGCTCATGTCTACTTGGACAGGTCAGATTGATCTTGATCCAGCTGGAGATGAGTGGTTTGAAACTGAAACTGCTCCAGATTTAATTATTAATGTCGAAGGTAATTTTGATACTTTCTCTGCTGCTAACGCTCGATCTGTTGGCACAGTGTGGGGTGCTTGGTCAACTGTTTGGGGTGGTTCATCTTCTTCATCAACTTCAACCTTTACTGGAAACGCCACGGTTACTCGTACAACTACAACTTCACGTGGAACAAGTAACCGTTCTGGTGTTCAGACGGACATTATACCACAGATTGACCTTGAGAGTCAAGGAACAAGAGTTATTCAACGTGCATTTATTCCTTTCATGAGGGCAGTTAATATAACCTTTACAGGGTTTGGGTTCTTCCCGAATATTAGATTGTATTGTTTCTTTGATCAGAAAAATGTCAACTTGTATTGTACTCCTCTATCTGGATTCACTACAGACGCTGCTGATGTTAGTGGTGTGCCTGTTGCGGCTACACCGTTAATTACAACTGCTTCTGGTGAGATTAAAGGTATACTCTCAATCCCCGATCCTAAAGTAACTGGTAATCCAAAATTTAGAACTGGTGAGATTGAATTTAGATTGACTTCTAGTTCTACTGATGTTAGAACCAAAGACCCAGAAACTGCTGGTACTACTACATTCCAAGCAGTGGGTATCTTAGAAACGGAACAAGAAACTATTATTGCTACTCGTAATGCAAGAATGGTTAGTTCTTCCGTTAGTCAGTCCACTAGTGTAACTTCTAGATCAACGCAGCAAAGTATAGTGCAGATGGCGACGGGGGATGATGGCGGTGGTTGTGGTGGTAATGATCCACTTGCTCAGACGTTTATTGTTAGTCCAAACCCGAAGGTCAACGAAACTTTTGACAACATGAACAACACTCGTTCATCTGGACGTTTCTTAACATCTATTGATGTATTTTTCTCTCATAAAGATGCTAACTTACCAGTGTGGATGGAAATCCATAATACAGAAAATGGTTTCCCAGGCAGTAAGATTTTGCCTTTTGCAAGAGTGGTTAAAAACCCAGCTGATATTAATATTTCTTCAGATGCCACAGTGGCGACTAGGTTTACTTTCCCTGCTCCTGTTTATGTCATGAGTGACAAAGAATATGCGATATGTCTCATGGCAACAACTCCAGAGTATAAAGTATTTATTTCTAGAATGGGTGAGACTGATATTCTTGGTTCTCGTATGATTTCTAAACAACCTCACACGGGTACTTTATTTAAAGGACACAATAATAGAACTTGGGCTCCTTCTATGACGGAAGACCTCAAGTTTAGAATGAATGTTGCCAAATTTGATACTGGAACTATTGGTAATGTTACTCTACAGAATGCTGAGGTTCCTAAGAAAAACCTAGTGGTAAACCCATTTGTCTTTACTAATGGTAATACTGCTGTTCACATTGAACACATGAACCACGGTATGTATCTGAATACTAATAATGTTGTCATCTCTGGAATGGAATCTGGTGCTGAGACAACTCTTGCTTCTGCAATGGATGCTGCTGCAACAAGTTTAACATTAACTACCAGTACAGACTTTGATGATAGCTCTGGTAAATTTGCATATGACTCTAGTAGTCAGTGGTGGCTTAAAATTGGTGATGAGATTATGAAATATAGTACCATTTCTGGTACTGCTGTTTCTAGTATAACAAGGGCTCAAAGTAGTACCGCTGCTGTCTCTCATGCGGCTGGTAGTAAAGTTGAACTCTATATCTTGCATAAAGTTCCACTGCACGAAATAAATAAAACTCATGAGTCACTTGATAATATTGGTATGGACTCATACACAGTATTGTTGACCACAGCACCTACAATTGTTGGTGGTGCATTAACTGCTACTAATGGTGGTCAAAATGTCTTTGCCACAGAGAATATAACTATGGATACAATCAATCCAATTATCTCTTCTATGGAATTGCCTGAAACAAATATGGCTGCAAATATTTTGCCGATGTCTGCTACTTCTCCAAGTGGCGATCAATCATCCTTTGTACCTACCTCAGCTGCAAATAAAATACCTATTGACTTCAATATCGATACAGATTTTGAGGAACCGTTTATGGTTGCTTCTGCGATTAATGAACAGAAAGAGAACGCTGCAAACAAATCTCTTAATATTGAAATTGCTCTAACTAGTGCTAACGAAGATGTTTCTCCCGTCATTGATATGGGAAGGGCATCATTAATGTGTGCCGCTAATAGACTTAATGTTATTGATTCTGCAACGGATGTTTATCCTCAATCAGATTGGAATTCCTCTCTTGATCCTATTGGTGATGATAATGCCGCAATTTATTTAACCAAGAAAATATCCCTAGAGAATCCTGCCACCGCTATAAAAGTATTCTTTGCTGGCCATAGACATTCTAGTGCCGATATAGAAGTTTACTATAAGATTTTGAGATCAGATGATGCGTCTGAATTTGATGATTTGAGTTACGTTGCATTTAATGGAACTGGTGGCCCAGATCAACACACTAATGCATCTACGACAAAACAAAGTTTCACGGAATACTTGTACAGTGCTGGTGTGAATGACGATGGTGATGGAACTCCTTTGGATGAGTTTATATCTTTTCAGATTAAGATCGTCATGAAAGGAACTAATACAGCAGAACCGCCTAGGATTAAAGAACTTAGAGCAATAGCATTGGCGATGTGATATGAGCGAATCAAAATTAATATCTGTTGAAGGAAAACCTGCTCTTGTAAGAGAGGAAGCTTCTGGTGCAATTATAAATAGGGATAGAGATGCTTATGATCAGGCAGTTAAGAGGGCTCGTTCAGCATCCGATCAAAGAGATGCTATAAGAGACACAACAAGAGAGATAAATACATTAAAGTGCGAAATGCATGAAATTAAAAGTCTATTACAATCTCTAGTGGAAGGTAAAAATTAAATGGCTATTACAGCATCACAGTTAACGACATCTCAAACTCTAGAAGAGTTTAGATTAGAATATAACAAGCTTCAAGACGATGTGACTATCCTAAAAGATAATCCCACTTTTGGATCAAATCTCGTTTTCGAAGGTGCTATAGCTGATGCCCATGAAACGACACTCTCTGTTGTAAACCCCACAGCGGATCGAACTGTACTTGTTCCAGATTCTAGTGGTACTATATTTCTATCAGACACAACCCCCCTAAGAATTGCTGATGGTGGTACTATTGGTTCTGTATCAGACGCTGACTCTATGACAATTGCTAGTACGGGTGTAATTACCTTTAGTCAGAAAAATAACTTCACACTAGGTATGACTGTTAATGACGGTCAAACAATCGGTTCTGTTAGTACTGCCGCTGCAATGACAATTGCTTCTACAGGTATTGTAACATTTATTGATGATATCCTTATCAAAGATGATGGAACTATTGGTTCTGCTTCGGCAACCACTGCCATGACAATTGGTTCTGGTGGTATAGTAACATTCGTAGATGACATCATAATCAAAGACGTTGGAACAATTGGTTCTGCCACAACACCTGGCGCTATGACAATAGCTGCAAATGGAACCGTTACTTTTGCTGTAGGGCCCGTATATCCCGATGGTTCAATAGTCCTTCTGGATATAGACATTGATGGTGGAACAGACATTGGTGCTGATCTTGTTGATGCCGATCTAATTATTGTCGATGATGGCGCTAATGGTACAAACAGAAAAAGTGCTGTATCACGAATTAAAACCTATATTGCTGACGTTACACTAACAACGCCTGCTCAACCAAATATTACTTCACTAGGAACACTTACTACACTTACTGTTGATAACGTAATTATCAATGGAGCGACAGTTGGACATACAGGTGATACTGATTTAATGACATTAGCAGATCAGTTGGTAACTGTTGCTGGCGCTTTAACTGCTACAGGAGTTGTGACTGCTGGTGGATTTACAATTGGTTCTGCTGTAATAAATGAAGCAGACCTAGAAGCGATTGATGGTATAACTGCCGGAACGGCTGCTGCTTCAAAAGCACTAGTACTAGATGCTAATGGTGATATCGTAATCGCAGACGGCGACAAGTTCAACTTCGGCGGTGGTAGTGATATGATAATATACCATGACGCTGCAAATTCTTATATCACTAACAAAACGGGTATAATGAAACTTGCAACGGAAACTTCTGGTATTGCGGTGACGATTGGTCACACTACATCTGAAGTAACAATCGGAGATAACCTAACTGTTGCTGGTAACTTAACAGTTCAAGGAACTCAGACTGTTGTTGATACCGTAACCATGAACGCAGCTAATGCTATTATATTTGAGGGTGCTACGCCAGATGAATGGGAAACCACCCTAACAATAACAGACCCTACTGCTGATAGAACAATTACTCTACCAAATGAAACTGGTACTGTACATACTTCTGGTGGAAGTATTACAATCCCAGATGCTGGAACCATAGGTTCGGCCTCATCAACTAGTGCTATTACAATTGCTAGTAACGGTGTTGTTTCTTTTAGTAGTCACATCAAAATAGCTGATGCTGGTACAATCGGTTCTGCTAGTGCAACGGATGCGATGACAATTGCATCAACTGGTATCGTAACATTTAAAGACGATATTCTACTCAAAGATGCTGGCACAATCGGTGTCGCAAGTTCTACTTCTGCCATAACAATTGCTTCTACTGGTATTGTTTCTTTTGTAGACGATATCGCAATTAAAGACGGTGGAACAATAGGAACTGCTACTGATGCTGACTCAATTACGATTGCATCTGATGGTGTAGTTACACTCAGTCAAAGAAGTGTTCACAATGCTGGTATAACAATTAATAATGCTGGAGAAATTGGTTCTGTAGGTGATCCAGATGCAATGTCCATTACCAATGTTGGTGTAGTAACTTTCAGTCAAAGAGATATTCATAGTGCTGGTATAACACTTGCCGATGATGGTCAGATAGGTTCTGCCTCTGATGCAGATTCAATAGCAATCGCTTCAACAGGCCTTGTATCATTTAGTCAAGGTGTGTCCCTTATTGGTGACGAAATGGAATTACGTTGGTATGAAGGTTCGAACTATGTTGGATTTGCTGCACACAGTACACTCGCTGGAAATCAGATTTGGAAATTGCCTGTTGCAGATGCTTCTTCTAGCGGTGACGCTTTGGTTTCTGATGGTGCTGGTAATCTTTCATTCTCTGGTACAGTAGGAAGTAATGCCGCAAGCTTTACTCTGATTGCAACTAATACTACAGACGCAACTCATTTCCCAGTATTTGTTGATACTGCTACGGGTAATGAAAATCCAAGAACAGACACAGGGTATACTTACAATCCTAATAGTGGAACATTAACATCCACAATATTTGCTGGTAACGTAACGGGTAACTTGACAGGTACAGTTAATACCGCAGCTCAAGGAAGTATAACTTCATTGGGTACTCTAACAAGTCTCGTAATTGCAGATGCTGGAACCATAGGTTCAGCCTCTGATACAGATGCAATGACGATCAGTTCTGCTGGTGTTGTTACATTCTCTTCTGATATTGTAGTTACAGGAACCACAACCCTTAACGGTAACTTGGTTCTGGGTGATGCGGCTGCCGATACATTAACAATCGGGGCAACAATTGCTGGTGCAACACCTCTAGTATTTGAGGGTGGTACTCCTAATGATCACGAAACATCTTTTGCCTTTACTAATCCTACTGCTGATCGTACTATCACTTTTCCAGATCAAACTGGTACTGTACATACTTCTGGTGGTAGTATCCAAATTCCAGACGGTGGAACAATAGGAACTGCTACTGATGCTGACTCTATGACAATTGCATCTGCTGGTGTAGTTACCTTTAGTCAGATACCAATTCTGCCAGCTTCTTCAATTCCCGTTGGCGCCTTGGTAGATGATTCAATAACAGAAGCAAAAATGGCCGATGATGCGATTAGTTCTGTACAGTTAAAAACTCTATCAACTCTGTTAATTAAAAATTCTAGTGGTACAACACTGAAAACAATGCATACGGCGGGGGCATAAATAATGTATAAGGAGATTATCCATTGACTGTTCGAACGCCATTAAAACTTGACGGAAGTAACGATCTTCAAGAAATGACTGCTGGTGAAATTCTTTTGGTACAACAAAAGATGATCTATACCTATGCTGGCAATCCTACTGCACAATTGACATATGTAAGTGCTAGTGGTGCTTTGATCGCTGCTATTAGTGATACAAGATTGCAAGCTGGTGCAAGGTCACAGTCTTCAACTGCTTTTGTTGCAGAAGGATCAACTGCTGAACCTTCTACTGTTACAGTGTCCCACGATAAAGTAAACTTGGGGTATGTTGTTACAGGAAGTATTGCCAACCCTGCCGATGATGGAACAACTTTCCCTGTGTATTATGATTCCTCTACTTCTTCTATTCAAGCAATGACTTTAGCAGATACCTTAGATACCTTTGTGTATCCTGCTGTTGATCTAATGGTTGTTAGTTCTGAAAGTGGAAACACAGGTGGAACTTATACAATAACAACTTCTGCTACTGCTGCTTCTGGTTACACACAAGTAAGTGCCAATCCTATTTTTACCGACACAAGAGCAAATACGGGCGCATATTCTGCTGCTGGTATTCCAGAAACATTAGATCAACCAACTACGATTACAAGTTATTACTTACACAGACGGAATGGTACAGATGTTACGGTCAATGCACCACCCTTAGTTATTAACGCTCAGAATGATCTTCAACAGATGAGTGATGCAACAATCGCTTCAGAACTTGCTAATTGGTTGAGATATACAGCGGCCCACAATGCTGCTGGTTACAAGATTAATTACCTCATGGCCTCAAGTGGAGGCGCTACAAGAGGAACTGCTATTGTTGATACTAGACTAAATGGTGCTGGTGCTTATGGAACATTACAAGTTGGTGATGATTACCGTTCACAAGAATTTCCAAATGGATCAGCTGCAACCATAGCTACGTATAACCTACGTATAGTTAAAGCATAAATAAAGGATAGGAGATAATAATGGCTGATAACGACTATAAACCGATTGCCGGTGAACCTTTCCCTTTTTGTGGTAGGATCGTAGAGGCATACTATACGAATCCAGAATTGGATACGGTAGCTGTTCTGTGGCATGATACAGGCGATTCAGCTGAAACACAAACATTGCGAGAGTATTACATTGCAGTTGATGAGGAAAATGAACAATTTCAGTATCTACTGAAGGAATTTAGTTATGACTCTATTGATGAGTGTACACGTGATCGCAATGAAGCAACCAGAACAGAATTTAGAGATGCTTTTCATAGGTATGCTACAGAGAATAATTTATATGGTCATGGGGATGATGGAACCAATCGGGCGCCTGAACCAGAAGCAATGGTAGCGCCGGCAGAAGAAACTATGCCATCTGTAGATATTATGTTTGAGTATGATGAAGAAGATGAAGTCCAAAAAGAATCTTTGTTTAAAATGAAACTAAAAATGTTCGAACAGGACGTAATCCAAAAAAGCAAAGCAAAGGTTAAAAAAGCTGCAATCCGTAAAGCAAAAACTCCATTGGAGGCTCTAGTAGCATATTCCGCTTTTATCAAATAGGTACTTGACTTTAATTATAACTTGTGATATGATGTTCTTATTTGTGGGAGTAGGTGATGAATATACTAGGGATATCTGAGGGATTTCATGATGCAAGCGTGTGTTTAATCAGAGGTCACACTATTGTACATGCTTCCCATGCTGAGAGATACAGCGGAGTCAAAAACGACAAATGGGTACATCCTTCCCAATGGCCTGTTTCAGATCGCAATCAACCAGACATAGTTGCATACTATGAGAAACCTTTTCGTAAAAACCTAAGACGTTTGTATGCTGGACAATCCTGGCAAACCCCCAGAGTTAATTATGACTTTAATTACGGACACCATGAATCTCATGCGGCCGCTGGGTATTATACGTCACCCTTCAATGAATGTAATATTCTAGTTATCGATGCTATCGGTGAATGGGATACTATTTCTATATGGAAGGCAAAAGATGATAAGATGACTAAGTTGCAGTCATGGAAATATCCGTATTCTCTTGGCCTCCTCTATTCTGCAATCACCCAACGTATAGGACTAAAACCCAACGAAGATGAATATATCACGATGGGGATGTCTGCTTATGGAGAACCCAAGTATAATTTAGAAGATCAACTGTGGGAGAACAATCATAAGGGATGTGGAGACATATACCCAAAAGCCACCTCAGAAGACCTGGCAGCATCCGTTCAGCTGCTCTATGAGAGGGAGTTACTTAAACTTGTGGACTTATGTCCCAGTGAAAATCTAGTAATTATGGGAGGGTGTGCTTTAAATTGTGCAGCTAATTCTAAGATAAAAGGAAAGAATATCTGGATCATGCCCGCCCCTGGCGATGCTGGTTCTGCTATTGGGGCAGCTGCCTTAGTTCTAAAGACAAAACTAAAGTGGCGAAATCCTTATCTTGGTTATCCTATAATGCAAGGTTTACATTTGAACGAAATAATAGAAACATTAGAAACAAATAAGATTGTTGGTATTGCAAATGGTAGGGCAGAGTTTGGGCCCAGGGCATTAGGTAATCGATCTCTTCTTGCTGATCCACGATATGATATAAAGGATACTGTGAATAAGATCAAACGCAGACAGTTGTTTCGTCCTTTCGCACCAGCAATTCTGGAAGAGTATGCAGACGAATACTTTGAGGGCCCTATGAATGAGTACATGCAATTTGTCGCAAAAGCAAAGCATGACTATAGTTCTGTTACTCATGTTGATGGCACTGCCAGAGTGCAAGTAGTGAAGAAAAATTGTGGTTCACAAATAAGACAAATATTAGAGGTGTGGTATGAAAAGACAGGATGTCCTATGTTACTCAATACCTCTTTAAATATTAAAGGCAAACCTATGGTTAATACGTGGGAAGACGCCCAACAATGGAGTAAGTTATATAATGTCCCTGTTTTCTAAACGCAAGAAGTTAATTATAGGTGGTTGTTCCTACAC